GATTCCATTTGCTGTGTGGTGGGTGCTTCATTGTTTGTATTCCCAGTGACACAGATTCCAATAGAACCCTTGTTCTTACCTTTGCAGTGTGAACCAGTTTTATTGATATGGCGACCGGCTACGACTTCTCCATTTCCAAGCACGATGAAGTGATACCCAATGTCAGACCAACCATTGCCATTGACATGCCAATCGTAGATTTGTTCACGCGTTGTAGAGCGTGGGGATGCACTGTGATGGATGATGATTTTATCGACAGAACGTTTACCTTTCGCCATGACGACTCCTATTTCTTAGCCTGTTGTGATTTGTGATATTGGTACGCTTCCCATGCGCTACGGAACTTGGGTGTACCACTTGGGGTTACGGATTTGCCACTCGATGTTTTACGCAGTGTTTCACGACGAGTAGACTTTTGTTGTTCGAGTTGAGCACGCTCTGTCTTGAGTTTCTCAGCATCTACCTTTGCCTTCACAATGTAAAATGCATCCTCCAGACGAAGTTCAAAACGTTCTTGGAGCATCTGTGCCACTGGCAAACGATAGTCGTCTTGCATCAGCTCTGGATTGTCAGTCTTGAACTGTTCCAGCTGCATGCGTCGCTGCTTCATTTGGATTTCTTCTTGCGCTGGCTTCATCATTTCTTGGAGCATCTTGGCAGCCTGTCGCTTGATTTCAGCCTGCATACCTTCTGTGGTGTAGATGTCGTACTCTTGTTCATCATTGGCAAGCTCTTCTTCTGCTCGCTTGAGGAAGGGATTGTTAAGTGCACTATCCTGTTGTCTTTGGAGCTCTGCACGCTCTGCTTCAAGTGCTTTGCGCATTTCGGCAATCTCTTGCGTTTTACGAGTATAACTAGACCGGATGTTCGCAACATGTTTCCTCACATCTTCGGGTATGTGCTGCATCCACTCATGCAACGGCTTCATGCCTTTGTGATTGGCATCCTCTGTGAATTCTTCGTAGTCCTCTTCATTGATTCCCAGTAGCTCTTCAATGGTCATGAGCTCTGTATCTTCATCACCACCAACACTATCATCAGTCTCAACGACTTCGGTTTCAGTTTCAGTTTCTACTTCAGCGGTAGGTTCTGTGGTTTCGACAGTGTCTGTTGACGTATTGTCTTGCATGTTATCTCCTTTTGGAATGACAGGAGCATCCAGATTTCTTTTGTGCTTTCTTGGATGCTTGGTTTGCTTTGATTGCCCGAAGGCGTTTGGTTGCGGACTTCTTAGTCTTTGACTTGCCCTTTACATTGTCTATTTTGTATCCACCTTTGGTCTTACGTATCGGCATTACATTCTCTCCATGAAGAGCGCATCTACATCGCCTTCTGCCATAGGTTCTTCCATTTCCCCTTCCTCTTCCATTTCTTCACCTTCTGGTTCTTCGGTTGGTTGAGATTGAAGGTAGCGGTCGTATCTCTTATCGGATGCTAGTTTGTTTATTTTGCCGGCAAGTATCATGACGTTGCCATCAGAAGTGATGTTCTCAAAGTCAAATGCAAACTCGTCGTCTACGATACCGTTGTCTACGGCACTGTCGGTTGCACCTTGGAACATAGCCAAGACACGTACAAAGTCTGTTGGAAACTCTGTAATGTCACTGCTGAACTCTGGGTAGTCTGGAGTCTGCCCAAACTTAGGCAGCAAACGGTTGGTTGCCTTCACCAAGTTGTTGAGTGCCTTTGCACTGAATCTACCCTTGGGTGCCATTTCAGCAAACGCGGCTTCTTCTTCCTGCTCTGCTGCTCCAATCTCCCCTTCCATTCCCATCATTTCTTCATTCATTTGTTACCCCATGTTTCATCGAGCTTGCCACTGATAGCATCTTTGGCTGTAAAAGCCTCTGCAACAGCCTCCTCTTTTGTTTTACCACTTTCTAACGCACTTGTGTACGTTTCAATGTTTTTGTCTTGTTCTGCAACCCTACGCTTCTGCGTTTCGACTGCTGTATCCCAACGGTCTTTGGGCAAGTCTGCTTCGCACACAAACCCTCTACTCTCCATAATCTTTTGCTCCGTGTGCTGATTGGCCACATGCTTACCCAATGCTTTGGAGAAATACCCATTGACACCATGCTTTCCAGTCCCAGCCCAGCTGCTATGGCTAGAAGGTGCAGTCCATACCCTATAGAGAGTACCACCGCATCCCTGCTCATAGGTGTCCGCACCACACACTTGTGGTATGTTGTCGTTCTCTATGTCTTGAAAGAATATAAGTTCCTCATGTCTTCTAGAACACACTTGGCACTGGTAGGTATACATTGGCATGGTTATCTCTGTTGGTTAAGCATTTGAGCGAGTTGAGCAGCTGGTAGTTCACCTTGAGCACCGATTTCGCCTGGCGTGGTCTGCATCGCTTGCGGTGCAGCACCTCCCATTCCTTGTGTTGGTGCTGGTGGTGCTGGCATGGATTCCATAAAGGATTCGGGTAAGTCGTAGATGCGTATGAGCTCTTCCTTAATCTTCTCGGTAGGTACACCAAGCTGAGTAAGCACCGGCAACAGCTGGACAAGGTTGTTACGCTTCAAGGCTTCTGAAAGTGGAGTAGACGATTGGTCCAATGCCACAATCTTAAACTTGGCATCCAAATCCTGTACCGTGATCACTTTCGGCATTTGGTCTACTTCAATCACCGCTTGGTCTTTGTCTTCAGCAAGCAATGACACAATACGCAAGTAAGTAAGGGCAATGAGCTCGATTGCATTGTCGCGCTCTCTTGCCAGCTTTCCAATCTCTGAAGCACTGTACTGGGCAAGGGCAGTCACCTCAGTAGCCGTTGCCTTAGTCGCTTCCCCACGACTAAACGGTGCCAAGATGCTGCCACGATTGATGTCTTGCTCAATGTAGCCCAAGTATCTATCGAAGTTCCCCGACAATGGTTCTACACCAACTGCTTTGATAACACCATCTAGTGTTGGTTCATCCACTGCAATCATAGCCCCATCCACACCGGCAGTTATCTTTGCCAGTGCTTCTTCATCAAGTGAGCCTTCCTTGTACAAATACTGTCTACTGTCTCTACGAACCGAGTTCGCCCAATACGTACGCAAAATGTTCTTCTCATAAAACTGGTCGTACACACGAGATACAGCAGACAAACCACACATCGGCTTCTCCGGCTTACGAGCATAAAATAATGGACAGATGGGAGACATAGGACGGTCATCATATGTCCGAATCGGTATGTCACTTTTCTCTAATAGCTCCCCACCATCACGATAGTTCGGACTCCAAAAGTACAGCTTGTCATACGCCAAATCATAGAACTCCACAATCTGCACATACAAGTAGTCATCCGGCAAATCCTCACTTACCCCAGTGTACTTCTCTTGTGGTGTGAAATAATCCACCTTCGGTATAGCCGTGAACTTCTTCGCACCAAATCTATCTCTCACCTCTGGCATCGGCAAATAATACGTATGTGCCATGAATCTCTGTTCATGCCAGCTAGATGCATCCATGTCCACTATCACTTCCCAACACGGAATCGCACGGATGGATACTTTCTCAAGCATATCTGTGCTATCCGTAGGGGAGAGTTTGAGGAACGATGAAGGATAAATCAATGCCAATCTCGATGCAATCTCAAGCTGCTCTCGCTTGTCAAACAAAAAACGATTCACAACCGCCTGCGCCATCTTTGCATTTCCTTCGATTATTGAAGCATCTTTCGCCACAACGACAGCAGGATTACGAGAAAACAAAGAAGCAATAAAACCTTCAACATAGCTGAAACAGTCTGCGGTTTCAACTCTAACCATTGTATCGTCCATGTATTCAGACTGCCAAAAACGATTCTCGTAAACATCACGGTACCTCTTCATTTCTGCACGTTGGTCGTCCCAGTAATGGTTGTGCTCGTCCAATACCGTTCGTATCAGTTGTACAATCTCTTTATTCGTGCGCATTTCTTCACC